AGTAGCGGGGGGAATGTGAAACGCGATGAAAGGTTGTTCACAGCTTTCTCCTAATTTAGTACTGCAACGATGCAGCAGCAGGCAACACTGTAAACCAGACTAACCCGCCAACTGTTCCAACTGCGTAGCGTGGATCGAGCTTAACGATTTCTACTACGGCATTCCCGCCCGTCTTGGCAGTGTCAACGTACCAGTAGCCGTTTGTGTCCTTCGTCAACCCGTACTTCACGCCCACCTGCGCGTTCGATGTGGCGATGACTGAGCCAGTCGTTCCGATGTTCCCAACGAACGCGGTTGATTGCACGGCAACGGCAAAGAGAATGCGTCCATCATTGAAAGGCACACCAGGCGGCGTGATGACTGCAAGCGGCTGATTCGGGTTGGCAGGATAGGAACCGATGACGCTGCCGGGGCCAAGCACCGGAGTCAAGCCTTGCGGTGCGCCCGCACCAGTCGTTGCGAGGTTCGAGGCTACAGCAAGCGAAAAGCCTGCAATCGCATTCGTCAGTGTCGTACCGTCCCACGCCTGAATGCCGCCGTCCGTCGCGTTAATCATTACCGGCGTTAGCGCGAAGAAAGTCTGTGCAGCCTCTTCAATGAGGTACTGCGAAGGGAACGAAACCGCTCCGCCAAGATTCCCTACAGGTTCGATGCCGCCAGAAAAGTTTGCCATTTACTTCCCCTTTTGAGCTATTGCTTTGAAATTCGGCTGCCCGTTTCTTGTGGAGTTTCCAGCATCCTCTTCGCTGACCGCGCGTGTCCGTGTAGCGCCAAGAGCTTCCTGGTCGCCCGGTGACAGTGGAACCGAACGCATGATGGATTCTTGCGACGTGCCGCGCTTCGGAGCCGTCATACTGAGCGCGCGGAGTTGATGAGCCTTCATTGCCCCATAGTGGATTTCTTTCTTTGCCTTCATCCACACGAGGTCAACCCCTTCGGTGATTTCTGTTTTGTCCGCGCTGACATGCGCCGTTAAGTCTTCTGTATTTTCCAGGTCGTCAAGCGTCACTGGCTCGTAGCCAGCCGCTCGGAGTTCCATGTAGCGCGTGGTATCGGCATTCGCACCGTTCTTGCGCCGAACGCGGTAGATGACGTAATTGGAATCCTTCAGCTTGACCTTCGAACTTGACGGCAGATTGAGTGGCCGCGCTTCGATGGAGTCGTCAAACAGAACCTGAAGTTCCTTGTTCCACTTCGACGGGTCAGGCTGTTCTTCTCGGAGGCGCTGTTGCCAACTGGCGGGGATGCTCATGCGGGTCTCGCTTGCTTCAGAAATTCTTCTCGCTTGGATTCAGGAATTCCGAGCTTGTCCATGAGGCGCTGGTCTTCCGGTGTGACGCGCACAACGTTGTCGCTCTTTCCCGTTGCGCCTGCATCCTCAGAGAAGTAGTAGGTCTGCTTGGTTGGGTCAGCCTTCAAACCCTTCTTCACCGCGCGCGCGCCGATGATTCCGTTGGCAATCTGCCGCACTGAGCCTTCATACTCTGGCACGGCTTTGTACATGGGATGGACTTTGGCGAGCTTCTCGCGCAACTCAGGAACTATCTCGCCCCAACCCTGCGCGTTGATGTCTGCGACGATGCGGTCTTCCACCATCTGCCCGGCGATTAGCGCAACGCGCGCTTCGGTCGGGCCTAGACGTGTACGGAACGCTCCGTCTTCATCGTCAAGCACGCTCGGGATTTCTTGATTCTCGACTTTCGGTGCGGGCTTGCGCGTCGCTTCTTCAAGAGTTCCGAAACGAGCTTCGTAACTGTCAACCTTCTCGCGGATAGGCTGTACGACTTCTTCAAAGCTTTTGCGCATCTTAGCGAGGAGTTCATCTTGCGAGGCGTCTGCTGCGGGTTGATTCTTCGGAGGTTCCTCTGCGGGCTTGCCATCCGGCTTTTCTCTTCCGAGCCAATCTGTCGCCATCTGCGCTCCAAATAAAAAAAGGGCCAAGTCCGAGGACTCAGCCCTTCAAGTTTGCCCGCGCTGCGGGAACGTGAATCGGGGTTACGCGAAGATTAAATCTTATTCACTCCTACGCTGTCAACTACTTTCTCGCGCCACTGTATCGAGCCGACTGAGCCTTGACTGAAATGGATTATAAGCTGCCCCGTTTTCTTGGCGTGCTTGATTGCGCGCGCTATCTCCGCATGACACTCCACTGGTATTTCTGATTCCATCCAGCGTGATTGCGTGACTGGCAGTGCGGAGTTCAATTGAAAAACATCTCCGCGTTGAATGCTCCGAGCGGTGAATCCCAAGTCACAATCCACGCAACGAAATGCCGCGGTTTACTTTGTACGCTAACCATTTGAGTCCATCTAGCCATTCTTCTTCGCCTTCAACGCATCACCGAGTCCCAGCAGAATATCCATCGCATAGATAATTCCTCGCTGCCAATTGGACTTCGGAGTTTCATCATTGAGGTATAAGCGGCGGTGCGCCTCCATTTGGTTGGCCTGGAGATCCAGGCACAACAGCCGCCAGCCCTCCCCCTCCACCATTGTTTTGCGGGCTTCCGGGTTGCTGTTGAGGTTGTCCCATCCCAGGAGTTCCAACGGCTGGTCCTGCTTGCGCTTGCTCATCGGGCCATTCCACCTCCGCCACGAATTCATCGGGCTGGTCTGAGATTTGGAAGTCTCTGATAACCTGCCGCATCATGTTGTCCTGCGACTCGACGATAGACCGCATTACTTTCTTGAACTGCGGGGGGATTCCCTGCCCTTGCGCGATAGCCTGAAGCAACTTCACTTTGTTCGCGTCGTGCTGCATCAGCGTGGTCTTGAGCAACATGAGATTCTGCTTCTCGACTTCCTTGTTCACTGAAGCGGTGGCGGCGCGGATAGGAATTCTGACCTTGCCGTCGAGCAAATCTTTGAGCGATTCCTTCAGCAAATCATCGTCCAGCCCGAACATTGAGCCGTGCGCTCCGGTGCCCATTTTCCCGTAGAGTTTGGTGCAGAGCGTCAACAGCTTTACGTGCGTGTGCCGAAAGTCCGATGTCCGGTTGTTCGTGCGTGAGTTCCCTGCCGTCATCGTGGCAAGCACGCCTTGACTTCCGTACTGACCCTTTTTATTGACTGACCCAGTTCCCATGCCTTGAATCGACGGCCCGACACCTGCCCGCTCATCTGCCAGCCTGATTGCCATCTCTTCGTCCTCAATCCCACCGTCGCCGATGTCTGACGGCTTGTTGACGATACCCCAAGAGTCAGGGCCGCCCGGCAAAATACACAATGGAAAAATCTTGATGTTCTTATCCATGTTGAAGTTCGTGGTTGTCAGAATGCCGGTGATTGCCATCGTGCGCGCGTCAATTCGCTGATTGTGCTGGGTCGAGACTTCCTCTTGCGCGTTTGAGAGCATCTCCGCGTAGCCCACTCCACGCACGCCTTTGTCCGCGATGTTGAGCTTCGTCGGGATAATCGCGCAGGCGTTGTCAGGCATGAAGTTGAATATCTTACGAAGCACTGTCCGGGTGCTGAAGTGATACGACCAAATGAGGTCTACTTTGACTTGCTGCAACTTCCCTGACTCATCCTTGACCTTGATCCACCACCAGAACCAGCACTCGTGAACGTCCCATTCAGCAAGGATTTTCGAGGCATCGTCTAACTGCACACCTTTCTTCTGCTGCTCGCGGCGCTTCTCTTCGACTGGCCCGTAGCGGTCAGGCTTGCCAAGAATCTTTTCAACTTCTTCCTCATCGTAGTAGCCGCTGAAGGCCCGCTCTTGCAACTCGTGCTTCGAGAGTCGGCGCTTATGATACTTCAGCCTAGATTTGTCCCAACTCGTTGCGCGCGGGTCGCACACCACATCTTCGTACTCTAAGTTCTCGACTTTCGGGCCATCGTAAGCTAACTGCCCTTCGAGTTTCTTGCGCTTGGTGTCGCCGTCATAGCCGATAGCTCGAATGTTAACCCGATGCTCAGGAATGACTTTGAACGGCGCGAAGCCCAACCGGGCACAGTCAGCGAATCCGACGCTCTCAATCCTGTACAAGTCAAGCTCGTCAGGCTCGTAGGCTACGATATCAACAAATCGTTCGAGGATGCGCCGCTTCTCGCTCGTGCGTTTCGGGTCGTCAGTCTTGGCGGGATATCTGAACACGCCTGTCGGTGACACGGCCCAGATGATTTCAATCACTCGTGCGGTGATCTCATCAACACGCTGCCCGACTATCTGCACTACGAGGTTTGAGCAGTTAGGCCACGGGAACGCTTTGTCCTTGTCGCGGGGCTTGCCATCGGAGATTCTGCGCCATTCAGGAGCTTTGGAGATGAACAGGTTCTTGTGCGCGTCGTCGTAGACTCGGATGCTCTCATGCAGCCAGGTCTTGATTTCGCCGTCTATGTCCTCGCCGAACGAGGCAGTGACTAAATCGAATTGTTCTGGCTCGTGCTGGGTGAGAGCGTAGGATTTTTCGAGGTCAGGCATGAGTCTGCCGGATGTCTCTGCACTGACGCGGTCTCTTGCCACAATACGTACACAGTGGGCAATGTGTCTGTCCACATCGGTAGCATGAACAGCAACCGTGAATTTGAACATCTTTCCTACGCCTAAAACCACCTAGGGTGTGCGTAGGTCTGTTAACTTCACGTGGGTTGTCTAATCCGAATCTCATCCTGTGCGAAATCCTACCACAACTCAACGGGGTAGTACTCAGGATTTTCGCTTCTTTAGCTTTCCAGCTTTATATTTTGGATAGCAGGTTGCGCAGCAATTCGCCACGTAGCCGAAGGAGAGGAATCGCTCGCGACAGAACTGACAGATACTCGGAAACGCTGGTGCACTCACGTTCGCCTCGCGTTGCAGTCGCAGCAAGTCTTGTGCGCGTGCGGTACGGGAAACTCCCAGCAGTGGCGATGCTTGAACGGTTCAGCCGTCAGTATCTCCTTAGCTGCCGGAACTTTCTCTTTGGTGAGGTAAAGGGTTTTGGGCGCTGTCGGCATCGCAGCCGAGTTCACTGAGGCAGTGGCTCCGCTCGGTTTCGGGAGTTGCCCGCCAGCATTATTCACCGAGTTCTCTGGCAATGACACATCATCCGCTCTGCGCGGCTCAGCGCCCACAGTTCCGATTCCCTTCGCTAGAATTCGGCGCACCTCTTCCGACACAGTGCTCCCCGAATCCTTCGCTCGCTTCAAAAGCTCTACCGACCACTCAAGTGGAATCTTGACCTGAATGCGTATCGTACTCATGCGTAGTACATCCTACCACAAAGCGTAGTACGACGTACTCAATACCCTGTTGCTGAATGCTCCCGCTGCGTCCACTGCTCCTGTCTGCGCTGAATCTCTCGCATCACTTGGCGCTTTGAAGTCAGTGGGAAGATTTGCGGCGCGTATCCAATCGTGTCGAGCAGGTCAACGTCCACTTGCTTTCCGCGATAGTACGATGAGTATTCGGCTTTGAATTGCTTGCACTTCTCGCGATGAATCCAGAACTGATGATTTCGAAAGTACGGCTCGAGCGATTCAATACGATTATCCTTCGCGTTCGCTCGATTATCCTTCGGCAAGTCGTTGAAGACGATTCTGCGCTTCGCCGGTAGTTTGGCATTGAGTTCTTCAAGGTACAGCTTGCAGTACACTTGACTTGCCACCGCCTCAATCCAAACTTCCTGCTGGTTCCACTTCTCAGGCCCGCACATCTCGAATAGCTTCTCGCCCATATCGCGGTAGCCGACTGACTCGGCCCATTCATCGAGCAGGTAGAACTGCAGCGTCGCGGCATCAAAGCCAACAACCGATATTGCGTGCTTGCACCGCCCGTTCTTCCCCGCATGATTCGGGTCGAGAATGACTCTGAGGTCCAAGCTGCCGGCGAAGATGTCTTCAGACTGCACCTCATCTGGTTCGTTCGGATGTGCTTTCTCTGGTACGTGATGCGCGATAAGCAGGAAGTTCGAAGGGTCGTCGATGGGCTTCGTCGGGTCTGAGGGTTTGTACTGATAAAAACGAAGCCATTCATCTTTGAACACTATTCCGTCGTCGTCAATTTCTTGGGCCATGATCTCACGCCGATAGTTGGCGTTGCCCATATCGCGGCTGATTTCCTCTAGGCCCTGGTGTGAGATGTAGGGATTCTCGTAGCTCGTAAAGTACATCGCAAGCCAGCGAGACTCGCGGTTCTCTTTAGTCGCAACCTCCATTTCTTGCAGCGCCTCGCGGAACATACTCGCTGCGTGACCAGGGTCTCTGGCTTTACTCATCACGCGAGCGTTCCCACCAATCATTCGTGGCGGCGTGTAAATGAACACAGCATCGCCATTATTGTCCGCGAGCATCGGCGCCCCTACCAAATGCCAAGCGTCTTCGTTCATTAGCTGCCATTCATCTAAAATCAACAAATCTGCGTAGTTACCTCGGAGAGAGTCAGCGTTCCAACACGTCTTTGCTCGTATGGATTGCTTGGTTCGTGGGTTGACTATCGAGTGCTCCGTCTCATTCTTGATGAACACGCCAAGCTGAATCGCATCGGCCAACGCCCTGTTCACTTCGAACCAAAACGTATCGAGTTGGTCTACGATCGGGACGCCATAAAACACGCGCTGGCCTTCGAGGAACTTCTTGATTGCGAGTGTAGCGACTGCGGTTGTCTTCCCGCCTCTACGACCAGCGCGAACGATGATTCTCTTGGCCTTAGATTCTAGAAGCGTCTCTTGATGCTTGTGAGGCTGCCGGAGAACTACGCGGACTTCGGGCACGTTCGTTCCAAATAGGCAATAGCCATTAGGCTTTCTGCGCTATCTCGATTGTCTTCTGGCTATTGTCGTACACGACGACGATTGTAACATCGCGGAGAGCTTCTTTCGCTTCATCCTTGCGAGGATTCAAGATGCCAACACCTTCAAGAAGTCTGAAACCTGCGCCAGGCTTTCGAGTAACGAGTTCGTGCTTGATGTGCTTAACACCTTCGGGCAAAAGCTCGTAAGTGTCGGCCTTTGTGTCTGCTAGGATTTGGCTAAAGTCGGCCTCGGAGAGAATTGCTCGGACTGTATCGCGTGACATCTTCAAATCGTTTGCAATCTGCGTTTTAGTCTGACCAAGCACGGCGCGAGTAATTACAGCGGCCTTTGTCACTTCAGGTTTGATTGAGCGCTTGGTCTTCGGCACTGAGTTCTTCCAGTCGTGCGAGGATGATGCCGTTCTGGAACTGAGCGATGAGCTGCTCCAAGTTCGTGAGGTCTTGGGCTTTGGGTGTTTCAAGTTCGCTCATCGCTTTTTATGCGGCTTGAGGCCCGTGCTCTTGACGCATACCGCCCACGGATTAACTTTGCCGCCCGACTTCGCCTTGACTTTCCTGACACAACGCTCAAGTTTGGCTGGCATTCACGCCTACCGATATCATCCGAATGCTTTGGTAGAGCCGCCAATCCCGAGCATGGGATTCGGCTTTGCAGGTTGAGGCTTGACTGCGCTTGGGCCTTTCGGGCCTAAAAGCTTAGTCCACCATTCGCTGTAGGGTTGAGCCATCAGCTTTTCTTCTTCGATTTCTTGTCGTATCCACCTGCTTCCCGACCTCCGACAGGTTGTTGAGAGTTTTGGAATTTATTGATATAATGACACTTAGTGCACTCGATTTCGGCGGTGAATGCCCTGCCGCACAATGTAAGGCGGGTGCCGCACTTCAGGCACA